ACGCTTGGCAAAAGTATGTATTAGACTCTTTAGTTAAATACATTAACTTACATGAAGATCATCCGGACGAGTTATCAACTGGTGATATCCATTGGCAAGTACAGAATCTCCACGTATATGAAAAACACTTTAGCTTGGTAGAATAACATGAGTAAAATATTTAATATAGGAGTTATATAATGAAAGTTGCTTTTATCTTTGGAAAGGGCATCGAAGGATGCGGCGTTACTAAAGGCGCAAACATATTTGAATCTTGGTTAGTGTCACAAGGACATGAAACCATTGTAGTTGATTTTGACAACAAACAAAAATTTGGTCGTGCTAAAGATACTGAATGGAAAAGTACTATCCATCGTGTTGAATCTAATCACGATCTTAAAGATGCACAGCCAGTACTTGATGAAGTAAATACTTGCGATATTGCAATTATACATTCATTCCCAACACGTAAAAATGGAAAGTATATCGATCGTTTCCGTGAATTTGTTGAAGGCATTGGAGATCCAATCATTGTAATGCACGACCATGCTATTACAAAGAACACTATTAACAGACAAACACAAGCCGCTGAGTTGTTTTCTCTAGCAGACATTGGTGTTACACAATCATTTGAAGGTTACTCTAACGAGGGTTATCTACACACTGATCCAGGCCTTGAAGGTCGACTAATGGAGAATCCAATATGGGTTCGCACTGGTGAATACGACAAACATCGTGCATCCCTTGAAGATCGTAAAAAGCACTTTATGTATATGGGTCGTATGTCAACACTTAAAGATCCGGGTATGATTTGTCGTATTGAACCACATTTAAATAATGACTGGGATTTAACTTTGATGGGTTGTGAACGTTCTATCTCATCTATTGGAAATCCAAACTCTAAAACTCTTGCCACTGATCCAGCACCTTACCATAAATCATATCAACCAAAGATTAAATTTATTGGCACAAATTCTGCAGGCGAACACTATGAACCAGCTAAAGAAAAAGAAAAGACTGGTACCACGATTACAGCATATGATAGTTACAAATATGATTTTGGAATGAATCAACTTGGTAGTTCTATGGCAGCTTGGTGTGGATATCGTCTAGGTAATCCAAAAGAGTATGGCCATCGTATGGAATATACTGTAATTGAATCATTCCTTTTATCTCTTCCTGTTATTAGTAAGCACTTTGCTGAAAACGCAGTATCACCTGAAGGTAAAAAGTGGGGTGAATACTATGGTCCACTAATATCTGAAGCAACATGTGAAGAAGAGTTAGCAGCAGAATTAAATAGAATCTATGATAACAAAGAAGAATGGATTACTCGTACAAAAGCTTGCCAAGAATTAGTTTATAACTTTAATGATATTGAAGTGCTTGGTCCTAAGTTCTTAGATTTTGTGTTGACAAAAGGAAAAAGACGTGATAATATAGACTTTATGGATAGGATTTCAAGTTATTTTCCAAGTGCAAAACAACGACGTGAAGCTGGTGAGATTATTGTATCAACACCAAGCAGTGTATTAAATGAAAAAGCATACACACTTGTAGATGGCAGACAAAATGAAATCAAAGAACCTAAAGAAACAGGTCCTACACTTGAGGGATTTTTTTAATGTATCATAAACGTATTGTAGTAGATTTTGACGACACCTTAGCTTTCCATCAAAACCGTAAATTTGATCAAGCTTTACCAAACAAGCCTCTTATTACGAAGCTAAACAAGCTGCATGCTGATGGTTGGCAAATTGATATTTTTACAGCTCGTGGTTCTATATCATGTAAAAATCGTGAAGATGCTCGTGATAAGTATGAAACAAACATGCTTAAATGGTTGAATAAGCACAAAGTAAAGTTTAATATGCTCTCATTTGATAAACCATTAGCAACTTATTATATCGATGATAAAGGTATTATGCCTGAAGATTTTATTGAAGTTGATATTCGTGAACTTGAAGGTGGATTATCTGGTGGTGAAATATATACCGATGGTAAAGTAGTCCATAAGCAAGATAGTAATGCTCATGAAACACGGCTTTGGTTTGAAAGAGCTGAAAAGATTGGTATTAAAACACCTGCTATTCATCGTGTTGTTGGTGAAACAATTACTATGGATTATATTGATCACGATGAAAACTTCTTTAAAGAAAACTTTTGGATGGCTTTAGCTACAGTTCAAACACAGTTAGATAAAATGAAGAAATTAAAGCCTGTTGATAATAGATCTTATGTAACGTTTAGTAGTTATATTGATCGTATTGAAGAACATGCACAAAATTCTGGCCAGAAAAAACTGATGGACGTAGCAGCAAGTTTAAAGGGTTATAAAATAAAGCGTAGTTATTCGCATGGTGATTTTGGCATTAAAAACATGTTATTCAATAATTGTGATATGCATTTAATGCATTTAATTGATCCAATTTATGGCGTGTTTGGTTCTACTGAATTAGATGCTGCAAAGTTTTGCGCGAGCCTGCTTATTAACGAGTACCCGAACAAACTATTTAGTCGATCTTTAAATTATTTGGCTATGGCAAATGATATAAATAGAAGTATGCTGGTATCGTTGGTAGCAGCCGAAGTGACTAGGGTGTACAAATATCACCCTAACAAAGATTTTATTATGGAGTGTATTGATAATGTTTACAAACAAAGCTGAGATAGCAAGAAAAGTTGGTAAGTCTGTTGAAGAAGTAAGAATTGGTTTTACCTGTTCTACTTTTGATTTATTACATGCTGGTCATATTGTAATGCTACAAGAAGCTAAAGAGCTTTGTGATTATCTCATTTGCGGGTTATTAACCGATCCTACGGTTGACCGTCCTGATTCAAAAAATAAACCAATCCAAACTCCGTTTGAACGATATGTTCAATTGGCGGGTTGTCGTTTTGTTGATGAAGTCATTCCATTCAGTACAGAACAAGAAATCGTTGATATGATTTTAACTATTCAACCACACATTAGAATCGTTGGCGAAGAATATAAAGGCACAGATCATACTGGTGTTGGCTTATGTTCTATTCACTATAACAAACGTAAGCACTCGTTTTCATCTACAGATTTAAGGAATCGTGTAGTAGAAGCAAGTGCAGGAGAAAATAAATGACTTATACATACGCATCCATCGTACCCTTAATTGGTGGTGAAACTCTCGCAATGCAAAGCGTTTTTGGTAAACGACCAGAGTATATTTTATCTTATGATGTGTTTGCTGGTAACGATAAACACTTATTAGAATATTATAATTATGAAGTACCGTATCATGTTTTAGACAAAGATGATATGTCAAAGGTTAACCTTGAACAGGTGGACGTAGTTAATACTGTATGTCCTTGTGCTGGGTTAAGTTCGTTGAGTGTTTCTGCTAGTGCTGACTCATCTGTTAATGATTGGATGATTAATACTACTAAACATGTATTAGAGAATATGCAACCAAAGGTTTTTTGGGGTGAGAATGCTCCACGTCTTGCAACTAAAATGGGTTCACCGGTTGTCGAGAAGATACGTAAGATTGGAAAGGAGTATGGTTATACCTTTTCGATATACAAAACAAAGAGTCTATTGCATGGCTTAAGTCAGGTAAGAGATAGAACTTTCTACTTCTTTTGGAAAGGTGATGAAATACCGTTGTTTGATTATTATAATAGACCTAATCAAAACATGTGTGAAATGATTAGATCAGTACCAAGCGATCCGGCTGACCCAATGAATGTGCTTACATCTAACAAAGTGCCTTCACAAGATGATCATTACTATAAATTTATTCTTGAAGAGATTTGTGGTGGTATTACCCATAAAGAATTTGTGGCCAGTCTTGAGCCAGGTCGAAGTGTTAATCCCCAATTGTATATAGAGAAACACAGTGATTATACTAAAGTTGCTGATTGGTTAATAAAGAATGGTAATCCAAAGGCTGCAGATAAAGCATTGAGAAATGCAGAGAAAATTGCTGGTGGTGGTAACCTTATGAGACGTACCAGTGAAATCCCATCTGATTATACAGGTGCTTTCGTTGGACATCTTCCTATGCGCGTAACACACCCTGATGAAGATCGATACTTAACATATCGTGAAGCTATGGAGTTTATGAAGTTGCCTAGAGACTTTAATATCATTAGCCCTAAGAAGAATCTTAATCATATCTGTCAGAATGTACCTCTCACGACAGCAGCTGATATGGCAACTAATATTAAACGGTATTTAGAAGGGACATGTGAAATGATTAGAGATGATTATCTTATTCAAGACAATAAATCTAAGAAGCTAGTTATGACAAATAGGTCAAGTTCTTTAGAAGAATTTTTAAAATAACGGTGTACTTTTACCGCGTTTTGTGTTATAATAGATCTATCAAGTAGAAAAAAGGAGAAATATATGAGTATAATGGATAAACTCAAGAAGAATAGTAGAATTAAGGAATCGGCAATCCTTAACAAATCTAAGCTATTCACTAATCAGGATATGGTACCTACACCAGTTCCGATGATTAACGTAGCATTGTCCGGTGATCCCGATGGTGGATTAACATCAGGCCTAACTGTACTTGCCGGACCATCGAAGCACTTCAAAACTTCGTTTGGTTTGTTAATGGCTGCAGCTTATCTTAAGAAACATGATGATGCTATTATGTTATTCTATGATTCAGAGTTCGGCTCACCACAATCATACTTTGAAAGTTTCGGTATTGACACTGGTAGAGTATTACATACACCAATCACTGACGTTGAAGAGCTAAAGTTTGATGTGGTAAATCAGTTAGAAGCTATCGAGAAAGAAGATAAAGTTATTATTGTTATTGACTCTATTGGTAACCTTGCATCTAAGAAAGAAATGGAAGATGCTAAGAATGAGAAGAGTGTTGCTGACATGTCACGTGCTAAAGCCTTGAAAGGTTTGTTTAGAATGTGTACACCATATCTTTCAATGAGAGATATTCCAATGCTTGCAATCAATCATACCTACCAAACAATGGAGATGTTCTCTAAAGCTGTTGTGTCTGGTGGAACTGGAATTTACTATAGTGCTGATAACATTTGGATCATTGGTAGACAACAAGAGAAAGAAGGTAAGGACATTAAAGGTTATAACTTTATTGTTAATGTTGAAAAGTCTCGATTCGTTAAAGAGAAGAGCAAGATTCCTATTGGTGTAACTTGGGAAGGTGGTATTGATCGATACACTGGTTTATTAGATGCTGCTATTGAAGGTGGATTTGTTGTTAAGCCTACGATGGGTTGGTATTCAAAAGTGAACACCGCAACCGGTGAAGTCTCCGAAGATAAGTTAAGAGCTAAAGCATTAGATGGCGAGTTCTGGGAACCTATCCTTAAAGATCAAGCCTTCAAAGACTTCTTAAAGAATAAGTATGAAATCGGTCATGCCACTATGATTAAAGGTGATATCTCTGAATGAATTTAGAAACATTAATATTACGTAACTTAATTCAAGATGAAAATTATACTAGAACAGTAATACCTCATATCAAGCCAAAATACTTTAATGGTCCTCATAAGATTTTATTCAATGAGATTGTTAAGTTTGTTACTGAATATAGTAAAATGCCTAACGTTGAAGCACTTAATGTTGAGCTTCAGAAGAATGGTAATATCCATCAAGATGAAATCGGTGAAGTGTTTGCTATCGCTAATGATTTGGATAAAGTGATTGAAGATACTAATGCAGAATGGTTAACGAAACAAACTGAGAAGTGGTGTCAAGATAGATCTATTTACCTTGCCATTATGGAATCTATTGATATTATTGATGGTAAGCATGACACACTTCAAAACAATGCATTGCCTGAATTATTAAGTGATGCATTAGGTGTTTCATTTGATACTAACATTGGCCATGACTATATTGATAACTCCGATGATCGCTATGAGTTTTATCATAGAGAGGAAGAACATTTACCGTTTGACTTAGAGATGTTTAACAAGATCACTAAAGGTGGACTTGTTAACAAGAGTTTGAATATTGCCCTTGCAGGCACAGGTGTAGGTAAGTCTTTGTTTATGTGTCATGTAGCTGCAGGTGCTTTAACACAGATGAAAAATGTGTTATACATATCTATGGAAATGTCCGAAGAAAGAGTTGCTGAACGTATTGATGCTAATCTGATGAATGTACCTATTGACCAGTTAGAGAACTTAAGTAAAGATATGTTCGATAAGAAGTTACATAAGATTGCTAACGTCGGTATTGGTAAGTTGATTGTTAAAGAATATCCTACAGGTGCTGCTAATGCTTCTCACTTCAGAGCCTTACTTAATGAGTTGAAGTTAAAGAAGGACTTCATACCAGATTTGATTTGTGTTGATTATCTAAACATTTGTTCTAGTAGTAGAATGAAAGCTGACGGTGCTGGTGGGTCATATCAATATGTTAAAGCCATTGCTGAAGAGCTACGTGGCTTGGCTATTGAGAATAACCTACCTATACTATCCGCGACTCAAACAACACGCGGTGGTTATGGTAATTCAGATGTAGGACTTGAAGATACTTCGGAATCATTTGGTCTACCAGCAACGGCAGATCTAATGTTTGCTTTAATCTCTACTGAAGAGTTGGAGAATCTAAATCAAATAATGGTGAAGCAATTAAAGAATAGATATAACGATCCAACAGGAGCTACAAAGAAATTTGTCGTTGGAATTGATCGAGCTAAGATGAGATTGTATGATGTCGAAGACTCTGCACAATCGTTAAATTTGGGTACTGTTCAAGCAAGTACCACTAACAACTTTGAAGGATTTACAGTATAATGAAAAGAACAAATAATATAAAAACAGTAGATAAGGTAGCAACACCAGTAACACACACCACAAGAACAAAAGCAACGTTAGTGAGTTATTCAACACCGTCAGAAGAGTTTAAAGAAGAAGGTTTGGATGATGTAAAAGACTTAGTTGCATACTGTGCTAGAGTAAGTAATCCATCCAACCAGCTTAATAAAGAGACCGCTGATAAGTTAATTGGGTACTTGATTAAACACCAACATTGGTCTCCATTAGAGATGGTAAGTGCTTGTATTGAAATTGAAACTACAAGAGATATTGCACGTCAAATCCTAAGACATAGATCATTTTCTTTCCAAGAGTTCTCTCAACGATATGCCGATCCTACTAAGGACCTATCATTTATGTTAAGAGAAGCTAGGTTACAAGATACTAAGAATAGACAGAACTCTATTGAAAATAACAATGAAGTATTAAGTGCTATGTGGAGAATCAAACAAGAGAACGTTATTAAAAATGCACTTAGCGCTTATAATTGGGCTATTGAGAATGGTATTGCTAAAGAACAAGCCAGAGCAGTATTGCCTGAAGGTAACACTATGAGTAGGATGTATATGAATGGAACTATTAGAAGTTGGATTCATTACATCGACCTACGATCTAAGAATGGAACTCAAAAAGAACATATTGAAGTTGCATTAGCGTGTGCTCAAGCCATTGATAAAATCTTTAAATTATGATACATACTAAGAAATGGGGTGATCGATACTTAAGCATTTGTAATGAAGTTGCTAGTTGGAGTAGAGACCCATCAACTCAGGTCGGTGCGGTAGTTGTAGGTGATAAAGGACAAATATTATCACAAGGTTATAACGGCTTTCCGCGAAACATCAGAGATAACGCTAATAGATATAATGATAAAAAGCGTAAGTATGAGTTAATAGTTCATGCTGAAATGAATGCTATTTACAATGCTACATTAAATGGCCAATCATTGCAAGGATCTACAATGTATATATCTGGTTTAGGTGTATGTCATGAATGTGCTAAAGCAATTATTCAAGTTGGTATTACACAAGTGGTTGCCCAATGTAAAGAGATAAAACCAGGTTGGGAAGATAGTTGTAATTTAACTAAAAAATTATTTGAAGAAGCTGGCATTGATTATTTATTAGAGGAGAAAAAATGATAGCAAATTATAAAGAAAGAGTAAAGAACTTATTTACTAAAAAGCCTAACTACAAAGAGCTGTATGAAGAAGAAAGAAAAACGGCAGAAGGCTTTGAATTTAAATACAATAAGTTAAGAAGACAGTTAAAGTCTATTATAAAAGAGTGTGATCAATAATGCCTGTAATGACAAAATGGGCGGTGATATTCCATAATGGTGTTCATAAATCATTATTGGGATTTGACAAAGCCCATATTAGACAAAAATACCCTAATGTAAAATCAGTATTTAAAATGGGAATTAAACACAACACAGGAGAAATAAAATGAGTAAGACAGCAATTGATGGCGTAAAGATACGCAAAGATAACAACGGCAATAGACTAAGTAAGAAGACTTATAGCCACGGCAGCTATAGATGCAAACGTAAGCCACAGTCAAAGAGATGCAAGAAGTAGTTGATTGGTTGAACATAGCGATAATCCTAATATTAGCTGGTATAGTAATGGGGATTGCGTTAATATCAGCATTAATATGGACACCGTTTTTATTATTAGGGATAGCATTAGATTATTATGAAAGCAGAAAAAGATTACGATAAGTGGTCCTTCGTTGAGAAGGATTTAGATCAAGAGCAATGGTTTATTAAGTTAGAAGGTGGGTTATATCATGGTGTTGTATATAGTTACGATGCTATTAAGTTGAATGAAGATGATGAATCCATTTCATTTGATTATGAGGTGGTTGATTATTTAGATGAAGATCCTCATGGCACTCCAAGATTCAACGAATGTGTTGGTGAAATTCTAAAGCTTGTGTTAGATGATGCTATGAAAGCAAGTGATTATGTTATAGGTAAGAAAGATGAACGAAGCCCTAATAATCCTAGCTGAAGAATGCGCCGAGGTCCAAGTTGAGGTGTCCAAGATACTTCGTTTTGGTGCTGAAGAAGGTAATTTAAAGAACCTTGAAAAAGAGATAGGTGATGTTATTGCAATGATGGCTATCTTAGCACATCAAGGTATTATTAATGAAGACGTGATAATGCGTAGAGTCCCATCTAAACTACGAAAGTTAAAGAAGTATAGCGATATTAAAGATTTAGATATTATTATTAAAAGTTTATAAATAGACTTATGAAACTAGTAATACTAACCAAAGACGTTAAGTCTGAAACTGTTGAGCGTCTATCCACCGAAATGACTAAAACCGGTGGTGAAGTTTATGCGGTAAACCTTGAAGGTGCCTACCTTAAAGACAATAAGATATTCAACATCGATGATAAGAAGGGATTTGAAATATCCCCTCAAGATACAGTCGTTGCTGTTCGCGGGTCAATCACCCTTAAAGACTCTTATTTAGACCTACTATCTCAAATAGAAAAACGAAAAATCATGACGGTCAACAACCGCTTGTGTAATGAGATATGTGCTGATAAATTCAGAACTTCAATTATCCTCGATGAGGCTGGTATAGCTCAACCTAAGACCGCCTTAATTGCTATTGGTGATAATATCAAAACCAATTACCCTGAGCAAGCATTTAACAAACTAGATACTAAATTCCCAGTTATTCTTAAAACCCTACGTGGTGCTAAAGGTATCGGTGTATTGCTTATTGAGAGTATGCAAGCTTTAGAATCTACTACCCAATTATTATATAAGCTTGATGAAAGCTCTGATTTGTTATTACAAGAATATATTAAATCAGACTTTGATATTAGAGTGCATGTATTAAATGGTGAAATCATTGGGGTTATGCGACGCAACGTGCCAGATGATGATTTTAGATCAAATTACGCGCAAGGTGCAACCACTGAAAAATATAAGCTATCTAAGAAAGAAGAGGAAGTTGCACTAGCAGCTGCTAACGCCGTTAGTGGTTATTGGGTTGGGGTAGATTTTATTCCTAATAAGGGTAATCCATTAGTACTTGAAGTGAATTCATCAGCAGGCACTGAGGGCATCGAGCAGACTATTGGATCATCTATTAATAGAAAAGTAATTAAAACCATAACTAACTCAGATAATTGGATTAAAGCTAAAACTGTGATTGGTGTTAGAGAAATATTTGAATTTGATTTGTTTGGTAAGATGAAGGCCAAATTAGATACTGGCAATTCTGTTAAGACTCTTGTTATGCATGCCGACGATCTTGTAGTTAAAAATGATAAAGTAACCTTTACATCCCACGGCCGTGAATATACAATGAAGCTGTATGGTATTAAAAAGATTAGATTAAATGGCGACAATGGATTAGAAGAGAGGCCTATGGTTATGTTAGACTTTACCTTTAATGGTGTTATTCATAAGAATGTAACCTTTACTTTAGATGATAGATCGACAAAAACAACTGAGGTATTAGTGAATAAAGATTGGATGATTGATAACTCATTCATCATCGATCCTAGTCTGATGTATACTTTAGGAGAATTATAAATATACTTATGCATAATTTTAAAAGCTTTTTAGACGAAGGTAAATCTGAGATGTTATCAGAGAAACTTATCATGTTGAATAATGGCCGTAAAGACGGCCAAATCGTATTCCTCGCGGGTGGTGCTGGTTCTGGTAAGGGATTTGCTGCTACAAACTTCATGGAGAAGGAAAAGTTTAAGGTAAGAGATGTTGATGAGTGGAAGAAAGTGTTTCAAAAGATTGCTGATACTCAAGCAAAGTATCCAGAAATAAAAGGATTAGACATGAAGAAACCTGCTGATGTTGCTAAGCTTCATATGTTCATTAAGAAACTTGGTCTTAAAGATAAGACACTTGACTTAATGTTAGGGCAACTTAAAGATAGAAAGAAGTTACCTAATATCATGTTTGATATTACGGCTAAAGACACTAAAGATGTATCTCAATTCCTTCCAAGATTATTAACAGCTGGTTATAACCCTGCCAACATTCATTTAGTATGGGTGTTAACCGATTATAAAATTGCGATTAAGCAGAATGCAGATAGAGATAGAGTTGTGCCTTCTGACATTATGTTGCAAACACATAAAGGCGCATCTGAAACTGTGTACTCATATGTCACAGGAGAAGGTAAGAAGATGCAAATTAATGGTGAGATACATGTAATTTTAAATAACAAAGAAAACACCGTTATGTTTACTCCTTCAGGCAATGATAGAACTTCTAAGATAAGTGGTAAGAAGAATGGCGTAGTTGTTAAAGACTTTACATACTTAACATTAAAGAAACGCGGCAAAGCACTGATCAAAATAGATAAGGTAATGAAACAACTATACTATTGGGTAGTGGATAATATACCAAAGTCTGATTTTCAAAAAGCATTAACGGATACAATTAAGTAAATACTAAGATCGCTTCTTTGGCTAGTCAATTACCAAACAATCCCCAAGTGAAAGCTTGGATGGATGTAAATTAAGGATATTCATGGACAATTTTAAAGGTTATATATTAAACGAAGCAGCTAACAGTAGCTTTCAAGTCATCATTGACGACATGTTGACAGATAAAGAAAAGAAGGTGTATGGTAAGTATGATATTCCTAAGAAGAGTTTTAAGTTAAAGCTTCATCCTAAGGATAAGAAGACTTTCATCAAGCTGTTTAAAGAAGCTCCTGATAAGACAGTTGGTAATGGTGAAGTTTCCTTATATTGGTTGTTTGACGGCAGAGCCCAAGAGACACGTGGTGGTACTGAGCCAGACTTGCGTATTCATGGTTTGGCTGTTGAAGTAAAAGCATATCCAAAACATGATCCGATATCGTTAGGAAGATTCCAGGATAGACGAGAGTTTAGAGCATTACTAAACACTTTGTTTGGCATCTCTAATTTATTCCAAGCCTTCTCAAAAGATAACAGCAAAGGCAATCAATCTTTCAAAGGGGAATTGTCATTCAGATACCCTGATGTACTAGAAGCAGCTGAGAAGTTTATTGAATTATCAGAGCTATTCAAGGGCAACAAAGATCTAATGAACTTTAAAATATTTAAAGACATGAAAAAGACTACTGATGATTTTGAGAAACAATTGAAAAAGTTGGGATACGGATCCAAGATTAATGATCCTGAAAGCATTGCTGTAGGTTTAATGAAACGCTTGATTGATGTGTTAGTTGGGGATAAGCCTGGTGATAAAGGATATATTGCTAATGTCAAAGATAGTGATCCAACTGACATTTGGTTCCATTACATAGACTTTAAAAATATGGTTAACGACACCAAGACTCTATCTAAAAAAGGAACATTTGCTGTTAATGGCGGAACATTCAAGGCATCTTTCAGTACACTGTTTCCTGGATAACATAATGAAATCATTTGAAAGACATTTAGCAGAAGCTAAGAACACACATATGATCCATATCGAGGATATGGTTATTGATGGTGGAGTTGATGGTACACGTGCAGCAATCAATGCTCTCCGTGATTTAAGGAATATGTTAGTGGGTCATACCAATGATACTAAAGCTGTTACGGTTAAATGGGATGGAGCACCTGCAGTATTTGCTGGCATTGATCCTACTGACGGAGAGTTCTTCGTTGCTAAGAAAGGTATCTTTAATAAAAACCCAAAGGTATATAAAAGTCATGATGACATTAACGCTGATACTTCAGGTGATCTGGCTGCTAAGCTTCGTATAGCATATACTGAATTAAAGAAAGTAGTTACTAAAGGTGTATTTCAAGGTGATATCATGTTCACTAAAGATGACCTTAAAGGCGAGACAATTGATGGCCAACGTTACATTACGTTTCATCCAAACACTATTGTTTATGCAGTACCTGTAAAGGATGCTAAAGAAGTATTAGCCGCTAAGATAGGTGTTGTGTGGCATACTAAATATACAGGCTCTTCATTTGCCGGTATGAGTGCTTCATTCAATGTTAAAGATAGTGACTTTATTAAAACATCTAAGGTATGGCAGAAGACTGCGGATTTGCCTGAAGATCATAGTGCAACGTTAAGTGAAAAGGATTCAAATACAATCTATCAACATTTATCTATTGCTGGTAAATTGTTTAATAAGATTAAATCGTCTACGCTTAAAGAGGTTTCAACAAATAAAGAGATTAATTTATATATTAATACTTTTAGAAACACTAAGGTAAGAGCTCAATCTGATATCACTAACACCAAGAAGCATACTGAAGAATTAGTACAGTGGATCCATAACCGCTTTGACAAAGAGATTGATAAGCTTAAATCTGATAAGGGTAAGGCTAAGAAGAATGCTAAGAAGATTGAAGCATTGGATTGGTTCAATAAAGAAAATACTAAGAATTTAATACTTATGTTTGACATGCAAAATCATTTAGTCATCGTTAAGAGAATGTTACTCACGCACTTAGATTCTATAAAAAGTATAAATACCTTTGTAAAGACTAAAGACGGTTTTAAAGTAACCGGTTCAGAAGGTTATGTTGCTATAGACCATTTAACAAACGGTGCGTATAAGATCGTTAACCGTATGGAATTTAGTTATAACAATTTTAGTAAAGATATAATTAAAGGATGGGAGTCTGATGCTAGAGGTTAATGAAGCTTTAAATGCTATACAACGTGCGAAGATGAAAATGGCTTTTAAGAAAAGCGCATCTAAGCGTAAGATAGGTCAGAAGAAAGCTTTAAACAAAGTTGCTAGTGGTGATAAACTTAAAGACCTGGCTCACAAAAAAGCTAAAGACATAATTATTAAAAAGATACTCAAAGGTAAGAGTAAGTCAGACCTACCAATAGCAGCCCGAGATAAGCTAGAAAAGAAAGTTAAAAAGAAGGCAGGAGTTATTGCTAAACTAGCTAAGAAGATCATGCCTAAAGTTAAAGCTGGTAATAAGGCTAGAGTAGCAGCACATAAGGCAAATAAATGATTCACGGATTTAAGGAACACTACTTAAAGGAAGAAGCTGCGAAAGAGGTTGTTATTACCTTTGGTAGATTCAATCCGCCCACAAACGGCCACGAGAAGTTACTTGATAAAGTAGCTAAAGTAGCTAAAGGGGCCTACCGCGTATATTCATCACAGTCACAAGATGCAAAGAAGAACCCGTTAGGATTCACTGATAAAGTTAAGTTTATGCGGAAGATGTTTCCTAAGCATGCAAGATCAATCTTATTAGATAAGTCTGTTCGTGACTTCTTTCAAGCATTATCTGCGACGTATGCTGATGGATTTACCAAATGTACTATTGTCGTTGGTTCGGATAGAGTTAAAGAATTTGATAAAATCTTAAATAAGTATAATGGTACTAAAGGTAAGCATGGATTCTATGATTTTGATGGTGGCGTGAATGTAGTTTCTGCAGGAGAACGTGACCCTGACTCGGACGATGTATCTGGCATGTCAGCTTCTAAACTTAGAGCTGCGGCTAAAGATAACGATCTTATTACATTTTCTAAAGGAATGCCTAAAGGATTCAAAGGTGCTGAATCATTAATGAATTCTGTTAGAGCTGGCTTAGGTCTTAAAGAAACATACGTATACAAGCAAGAAACAAAATTAAAGAGACTTTCAGTGTTAAGAGAGAAGTACATTAAAGGGAATCTATTTGAGGTCGGTGATGAAGTAATTATCGTCGAATCTCATGAGCGGGCTATTATAAATAAATTATGTAGCAATTATGTAGAAGTTAATATTAATGGAGAGACAAAGAATGTTTGGATCTCTGATATATGCAAGGAATAAGAATATGAGTTATAAAAAAGAAGGCGTTTTAGCTAATAGTACTATGTCAGTTGAATTTGGCATTAAAGACAATGATTTAGATCATGTGTGGATTGGTGCTGCTGGAACCTTTACTCAAACTGAATGTGATGCATTTAATGGCACAAAGAAAAAGGTTGTGAAGAAAAAAGTGGTGAAGAAAAAGGTTGTGAAGAAAAAAGAAACTAACAAATGGATTAATAAACTCAAAGCTAAACTGAGTTAAACCTGATGAGATTATATGATGAAATTAACAAAGGAGAACTTTGAGCTATATGCATCAAAGCACTATCAACAATCTAAGTGGGCAACAACTGAAGACTTTAAAGCTGATTTATCACGATTTAAATATATTAATAGACTCATAAAGAGATATTATAGGGATGATGATTTAAAAGAACGATTGATTTTAAATCATATTATTATATTAGGTAATGCTTTTGGTCCTAATGCAACAGCAGAAATGCTAATGTTAAATACCAATTGTCCTTTGAAGAGTGTGAGTAAAACCTTTTTGGTCTATTTAAACTATCTTCTTATAGATAGTCATGTTGATGTCCCATTAGACTCAACAATTGTAAACGTATTAAGAGAATTATAAATGGGAATTTCAAGAGCAGCTGACTTATATTATACATATCGTTTCTTAAAGATTTTAGTAACGGATTGGAAAGATATGGATGCGTATGACGAAGGCATCATCGATGATAAAGGTAAGAACCTTATTAAGACTAAAGATCTATTGTCGATAGCGCAGAAAGAGGCGTTCACTACTTTCCATCGATTAGTATTCAATATTAAGCGTATTCTTGAGAAGGTTCCTTTTGGTTCATCTCGAATTAAATCATATGCCGCAGCCTTATATCTATTAAGAGAAGAGACTGGTATGAGTGAAGAACAACTAAACAGAGCTTTAGATGAGTTGGGTGTTGATATAGCACCTGATTTAAATGAAGACAATCACAATCTCCTTCCTGGAGATTATATCTTAAATGAAACTTTAACCGATCGCGTGGTTAAAGGCTCAGTGATATCATTAAGTAACACTATCCCAGCGGGTTCTTTTTCTGGAATTGATATATATAAGTCTACCACCGGTATTTTATTTACTGCATATAATGTAAAATAGGGTTTACTTTTGCGGTAAACTGTGTTATAATATAACTATATTAAGTTATTTTTGAATTGAATTGGAGAAAGAATGTCAGACATACATGTCAAGAAGAGAGATGGTTCTCTAGAACCTTTAGACTATGATAAAATCCACGAAGTACTAGAAGTATGTGCTGATGGATTAAATGTATCGGTATCAGATACTGCGTTAAATGCACATATCAAATTAGTTAACAAAATATCAACAGTTAACATCCATCAAACATTAGTTAAATCAGCCGCAGAAAAAATCAGTACACAAGAACCTGACTACGACGTGTATGCGGGCAGACTTCTTATTACACATATGAGAAAAGAAGTATATGGATCAAATGATCCTATTGACTTTTTATCGTATATTGAAAATAATGTAAAGAACAAATTATACTCGCCTGAGATTTTAGACTTCTATTCAGACGAGGAGATCGAAGAACTTGGGTCATTCCTTGATAGAGAGAACGACTTCAATAGAGGTTATGCTTCGATTGTTCAGATGGAAAGCAAGTACCTTATTAAAGATGTTAAGAGTGGCAAATCATTAGAGATGCCACAAGAAACATTCATGATTATTCCAATGGTTATCTTTGCTCATGAGAAGAATAGAAAGAAACTTATTATAAATTTTTATACAGCATTGAAAGACGATGAGATCTCATTACCTACACCGATTATATCAGGCGTAAGAACTCAGCTTAAGATGTTTAGTAGTTGTTGTAAGATTAAGATGGGTGATTCATCAGAGTCTATCTTATCTTCTGAGTATGCATTATCGCTTATGACATCTAAGAGAGCCGGTATTGGTATTGACATGGGACCGGTTAGAGGTATTATGGCTCCGGTCAAGAACAACACCGTTAAGCATACAGGAGCACTTCCTTTATTAAAAACTGTTGAGGCTGCTTCAAAACAATTCACTCAAAATTCATTACGTACTGGCGCTACAGTAGTAAACTATCCAATCTTCAATTGGGAGATAATGGATATTCTAGAATATAAAAACAATCAAGGTTCTAATACTACTAGGGCTAGGTTCATTGATTATACAATCGGCATTCCATCAATTTTTATTGAGAGGTTAATGAAGAAGCAAGACTTTACATTGTTCTCATCAGAAGAAGTACCTGAGTTATTTGAGCATTATGGCGATACTGAAAAGTTCAATGAAGCATACGAGATGTATGAGAATAAGCGTGGTATTAGAAAGAACAAAATCCCGGCATCTGAAATCTTTAATAAGTTAATTAAAGAACGTGTTGGTACTGGTAGAATCTATTTACATTTCTTAGATAACATTAATAAGCAAGGCTTGTTCTCAGAGCCAGTAACACAAACAAACTTGTGCTCAGAAATCTTCTTGCCAACTAAAGCAGTTAAGTTCGATGGGTTGAAACATACTAAGTTTGATAATATCAGAGACTATGATTTAGATGATGGTATGATCTCATTATGTATTCTCGGCTGTGTTAACTTTGGCAAGCTATCTTCTATTACACGTATAGATAACTTAACTAAACTGATGGTTAGATTCTTAGATAACCTTATTGATATTCAAGAGTATCCGTTAGATGCTGCTGAGTGGCCAACGAAAGGATACAGATTCTTAGGTATTGGTATATCAGACTTTGCTCATTTCTTAGCTAAGTCAGAGGCAAGATTAGGAACAGTTAAAGCGAAAGAGTTAACACATAAGTGGGCTGAACGTTTCCAATACGGATTAATTAAAGCCTCTATGGAATTAGCTAAAGAACGTGGAGCATGTGAATACTTTGATAGATCAGAGTATTCTAAAGGTAAGTTGCCTATTGATACCTATAATAAGAATGTAGATCAAATTGTTGATAATAAGTTATTATGTGATTGGGAAAGTTTAAGAGAAGATATTGCTAAACATGGTATGCGCAATATGTCTCTTTCTGCTATTCCTCCAACGGCGAGTTCATCATTGGTTAGTAATAGTACACAAGGTATTGATCCTATTCAAAGTGTGACAGATACATTTGAATCTGCAGCTTATACCGTTAAGAGTTTAGTTCCAGATCATGACAAAGAAAAGTACTATATGAAAGCTTGGGATATGCCAAACAATGATAGTTCTGAATACATTAAGCTTATGGCTATCCTCCAGAAGTTTATTGACCAAGGTATGAGTGTTAATCAATGGTATGACCTAACCAAAATCGAAGGAAAGATTCTTGATTCAAATAGAGTTAAAAGAGATATTATTACTGCATACAAATATGGACTAAAGAGTTTATATTATATCAGAAGTAAAGATAAAGAAAATACTAGTGAAGTGATCCTTGAGGGTTGTGAATCTGGTGCGTGTTCAATTTAAAGAAGGAGTATATATCATGAGTTGTAAAATATTTTCACTAGGTGAAACAGTACATAGTAAAGGCACAAGGTTATTTTTAGGTGAGAATTCATGTCATAGAAACATTCAGACATATCATGATCCGAAGTATCCTTGGATTCTGGACTTTGCAGAAGAGATGAGAAGTATTGGTAATTGGAGTAAGAATGAGATTGACTTATCAAAGGAGAAGAAAGACTTTGAATCACTAGATGAAGCCGGTAAGCATATCTATGAAGCAGGTTTAAAGTTTGCTATTACATTAGATAGTTGTGCTGGTCGTGCCCCTCTTCAGTTGTTTAATAATGGTGGTATATCTAATAACCCTGAATGGGAATTATATATTACAAATCACCAGAACAATGAGTTACTGCATTCAGAGTCTTATACGGAAATGGTTCGTGCAATCTATAATGATGTAGACCTATTCGTTGATTCTATCACATCGGATCCAGAAGTACAGAAAAGAGCTACTTCTATTTTAGGTGCATTCGATTGGGCAACAGGTGTATTTGATAGAATGGATGCTAACTCAACCGCGGTTAATCATGGTATGACAAAGCCTTTCCCTGAAGTTGATGAAAAGTTAATTAAGACTGCAATTTACAAAGCAGCACTAGTTCTTAATATGTTCGAAGGTATTAGATTCTTCTGTACATTCGTTACTAACTGGAGTTTCTCTGAGCAACCAACTAAACTTATGGCTGGCTCAAGTAATATCTTTAAGCTAATTGCAAGAGATGAGATGATCCATTTAGATATTGTTCAACGTGTACTTAAAATGCTACGAACAGATGAGAGTGAAGGATTCGTTGAGATTGCACAAGAGCTTGAAGATGAAACATATGAAATGTTTGAAGTAGCATATAAAGAAGAAATGGATTGGGTTGAATATCTATTCTCTAAAGGCACTCCCCTGATTGGTATGAATGAACATATCTTGAAAGAGTACATGGATTATATCTTTGTGGTACGGATGACCAACATTGGTTTAAATCCATCTAAGCTAGGTCTTGCTATTGGACATAATCCATTACCGTGGGTAGATAATTACCTTGATTCAACTAATGTTAAGAGTGCACCGCAAGAGATTGAGAGTGTTAACTACATCGCTGCTATTGATTCAAGTAAAGATGAAGACTTTGATATGGAGGATTTATAATATGTTAGATAGAACAGGAAATGGGTACCTTGAGGATCCAACAATTTGGTCGGAAGAAATAATGTTTGAAATGGCCAAGGAAGATGACATTGTATTAACAGAGTCTATGGTAAAGCAAATTATGCAAGCAAGAGAATACTTTGAAGAGAATCAAGCCGTGCCACCAATTAGAACATTCTCTAAGTATGTTGGTATTGATAAGAAGGTGCTATTCAAAGAATGGTTGACAGGTCCAATGAAACCTATTAGTAAGTATGGCGGAATGCCACAACCACGAGGTTGCGTGTAAATAACGGTGTACATTTGCTGAGAAATATGTTATAATAGATATATTAAAATGTATAAATAAATTTGCTATTCGTCTGAATAGTTAATGTAAGACAACCGGGACGTTGTGAAACTATTTTAAAACAACAAGAGGTAAGAAATATGTTAGATAAAATCAATGCTTGGATCAAAGCAGGTACAGAAACTGGTGTAGCACTAATTGCATTTGCAATCGTATTACAGGTTATTTTCGGTGGAACGGTTCCATTTGTAGGTGGTGACATCATCGCTACAATTACTGGTATCGTATCACAACTTGGTGCTCAAGGCCTAGTAGGTCTAGTAGCAGCTGCTGTACTATACAAGTTATTTAATAAGTAATAGCTCAAAGTTTAGTAGAACTTAAAACTACGAACCACTTCATAATGGGAGATAAGGTTAGGCTAAAGTCTATCGAGTGCTTCCACCAAATTTGGTAATTTATTACCATTTACTATTGATTGGAGTTATGATACACGGTGGTTCGAACCCACCCATCTCCACCAAGGAACACATTATTTCCCCCGATAGTGTGTTCCTTAATGGGGATGACTTGGAATCGACATCGTAACAGAAGGTTAATAGTTGTAAGACCCAAAGTAAACGCTAACGCAAATACTTACGCAATCGCAGCCTGATAGGCATAGTGTGATTTGAGGATTTAGGCAGGATGAACCTTATAACCAAATCATCCTCCACCAAATTATAGTATATATAGATTGATTGATTAATTTACAGGAATGATTAAATGAACCACAATATTATATGGACAACTAACTACTGTCCATTTTGTGACAAAGCAAAGGGGCTTTTAGACAAAGCTAACATTGAATATGAAACACGGCTAGTTGATGAAGTGCAATGGACTAAAGCTGACTTACTAACATTAGCGCCTAACGCTACAACATACCCGCAAATCTTTTTAAACGATAACCATATTGGTGGTTCTGACGAATTAGAAGCATATCTATTTTTAGAGGAGACTTCTTTCGATGATCTGTAGAGAGTGTAATACAAACTATGAAGTTCTGGTTGATGTGGATGTTAAAGAAATGGTTCCGGCAAATGATATGGATATGGAAACCCCATACTGCCCGTTCTGCGGTGAAGAGCAGGAGTGGCGAGATGGATTCGACGAAGTGGACGTATAAAGGAGAAGAGTTTACTTCAGAAGATGTTGGTGAGTACTATGGGTTTATATATCGTATTACCAACTTAAAGACAGGTCATGATTATCTTGGGAGAAAATATTTTAAAAGTAAGAGAAAACTTAAGCCTCTCAAAGGTAAAAAGAATAAAAGACACCGGATAGTTGAAACTGACTGGAAAGACTACTATGGTTCATCAAAAAGATTGTTAGAAGACATTGAAGAGTTAGGAAAGGAAAACTTTACAAGAGAAATCATAGAGCTATGTACTACAAGAGGTAATACAAACTATGCGGAATTGGTATGGCAAGTAAATGAAGAAGTGTTATTGAGAGAAGATTCTTATAATGGTATTATTGCTATTAAGATAGGGGTTGGATCAGTTAAAAATTATATAATGGAGAAAGAAGATGGTAATAGTTGATTATAATGGTATAGGCATTGGTTCTATAATGGGCCAATTGGGTAGAGGAGAAGAGTTAAGTGAAGAGCTTATTCGTCACGTAATTTTAAATAACTTACGCTCATACCGAGTTAAGTATCCTGAACATACCTACGGTCGGATGGTTATTGCATGTGATTCACGATCGTGGCGTAGAGATGTATTCCCTGAATATAAAGCTGCACGTACTACAAGTAAAATTGATGATGGTAAAGACTGGACGGAGATTTTTAGAATCTTAGATGTAGTTACTAATGATATCCGTGAGAACTTCCCGTATGCGGTGATTCGAGTAGAGAGTGCTGAAGCTGATGATATCATTGGTGCCTTGGTAGTCCACAAATCTGAGCCTCTTACAGGTGAGAAGATTGTTATTATTTCTGCTGATAAAGACTTTATTCAATTGCATCACCAAGGTCAAGTAATTCAATATAGTCCTATGCAACAAAAGATGGTTAAACCTGAATCTACGTCTCAACGATATGCATTTGAACATCTTATGAAAGGTGATTCGGGTGATGGTGTTCCAAATGTGTTAAGCCCTGATAACTCTTTCACTGATAAGATTAGACAAACCCCAATGAGAAAGAAACTACTAGACGAATGGTGGAATCATAAAGATGATCTTAAAGCTATTATGCCTGAAGAAGCATTTAGAAATTATATGAGAAATAGAGAAGTGATTGATCTAGATAGAACACCACAAAAGATTAAAGATGAATCGATTAAACAATACGAAACGTATAAATACCCTAAAGCAGGAAGTGTTTTAAACTTCTTGATTGAAAAACGAATGAATTTATTAATTGAATGTGCCGGAGAGTTTTAGGATGGAAATATACGAAGTATTAGACGCAGTAGAAACAGCTTCTACTAGAGAAGATAAGATGAAAGTGATTGCTGATAACGATAGCCTTGGTTTGCGTGATATATTAAAAGTTAACTTTAATAAAAAAATTAAGTTAAACATTGATAAAAGTGTTAATTGGACTCCATCAGAAACACCTACTCAATCGCTAAAAGATATTACAAAACATTTACCATCACTAACCGATACTAAACTTGATAAGTCTAGAGCGACTAAATCATTTAAAGCGATGCTTGAACAAATCCACCCGATGGATGCTCAAGTATTGCAAAATGCTGTTAAGGGTAAATTAAAATATAAAGGATTGACTTCAGCATTAGTTAAAGAGGTATATGGAAATAAATTTATCACTAAATGATTTTGTTATAGCCACATCATTTCTTATAGCAATCTGTGGTTTTTATTATTGTGCCACACATCTAAATGAATAATGCCAGTATATAATTTTATACATAATGACACCGAAGAAATTTGGGAAACTACCATGCCTTACGCTGATAAAGATGCTTATATGGAAGAACATAATTGTCGTGCAATATTCTTACAAGGTCCACAGGTAATTGGTACTTCTAAAGACATTTATTCTAAGATGGATGATAATCTTAAAGATCGCTTGACACATATCAATAAGGCCTATCCTAAGAAAGGTCCTAACTCTACGAATTTAAGAACAAAATAGTTTAAATAACGGTGTACTTTTGCGGCGTTTTGTGATATAATAGATATATTATAACAACAATAATAAACTATGTTTAAACATGAACCGATTGATTTAGGCTATGCTGATCTAGTATCATCTACAAAGGATACTGGTAGAACCTATACAACCCCACCAAATGAACACGGTAGAAATACCTATCCATCTATCACTACAATTTTAGGCATACAGTCTAAAGAAGCTATTGAAGCTTGGAAGAAGCGAGTCGGTGAAGATGTTGCTCGCCAAATAGGTTATCGTGCTAGTACCCGCGGGACAGCCGTTCATGAAATGGCAGAGAAATATGTTAACAACGATCCTATGTGGGGTGTAGCAATGCCTAATATTCTTGCAGACTTCATGCCTATTAAACCTATCCTTGACGAGAGACTATCACTTGTATATGGACAAGAGCTTGCATTATATTCTGACCATTTAAAACTTGCTGGACGAGTAGATTGTGTTGGAGTATTTGATGGTAAGATTTCTATTATTGATTATAAGACTAGTAAGAAGACTAAGAAGTTTGAGTGGGTTAAAAATTACTTCATCCAAGAAACATTTTATGCTATTGCTTGGGAAGAGAGAACAGGTATACCTATTAAACAATTAGTTACTATTATCGCGGTGGATGATGCTGAACCTCAAGTGTTTATTGAAGATCGTGATAATTGGGATAAGGAATTAGAGAGATGCATTAAGGAGTTTCATGAACAATAAAATAGACTTATGCGCTACGTGCACTAGAGCTCATAAAGACGGTTGTCCTATATGGCCAACTCTTAGAATCACACAGGAGTGCGTTGAATATATCCCTTTGGGGATATAAAACTATATCCCCAAATAATTTGAAATTAGGCACCTTTTTCCTGTACTTTTACTGCAAACTATGGTATAATAGAACTATAAACAATAAAAAAGGAAGTAAAAAATGAAAAAGATAAAAGAGTTTAATAAAGCAACATTAGTAGAATTTCGTAATGAATTGAATGATCTATTAGCAAAATATGAAAAGAAGTCTGGTGTTGAATTGCAATCTAAAGGTATTAGGTATACATCAAATACTATTACGGTATCTGTTGAAGGTAAACTTACCGGTACACAATCTAAAGACGTTAAAGCTTTAGAATTATTTACTAAGTTTAAAGAGAATGATATCATTGATATTAATCAACTAGGTAAAGTTAAGGTTGTTGGATATAACGTTAAAGCTAAAAAATATCCATATATTGTTGAAGCAACGAATGGTAAACAATACAAATTATCACATAATCAAGTTGAAGCTAGAAGAGGTATTGCATAATGAAAAGATATTCAAATAGTTTTGTAGGTACTTTTGATCCTACTGATGAAAAGATTGCAGAGATTAGAAAGACAATATCTGCAGCCAATAAGAAAACTGGTTCTAAATTGTATGTTAAATTAGCTGGTCGTGGAATCGATCGAATCGCTAAGATGACAAAATATTACATGCAGAAAGATAATGTAGACGAAAAAAGAGCGAGTTACTTCGCAAGATACAACGCTCAATCATATATTCCAATCTCTCTTGCAACAACAGTGGACGTATACATTTATGAAAGATAATATAATTTTAGTTGACTGTGATGGAGTCCTATTAGATTGGGAACCATACTTCTTCAACTACGTTAAAGATAGACATGATTTAGAGGTGAAACACCCTAATGAATATAATGTCGGTAAAGTCTTAGATATTCTCCCCACTGAAGGTCACCGCTTAGTTAGTCAATTCAATTCTTCTGCTCACATGGCTAACTTAGGTCCATTGCGTGACGCTGTTAAATATGTACGCAAGTTATATACTGATCATGGTTATAGGTTTCATGTAATCACTAGTCAAACATCGGATGATGCTGCTAAGGAATTTCGTAAGTATAACTTAGAAACATTGTTCGGTAAGGAAGTCTTTGAAGGTATTACTATATTAGGTCAAGGCGATGATAAAGATAAAGAATTAGCTAAGTGGAAAGACACAGGGTGTTATTGGGTGGAAGATAAGCCTGCCAATATCAAACATGGTTTTGAAGCTGGATTAAATCCTATCTTAGTAGCCCATGAACATAATATTAATGATTATGGTGATATCAGAGTTCAAGGTTGGAAAGAGATTTATAATAAAATAACAGGAGAAGTATAATGGTAGTATTATGTGTAATAATTTTAACTATTGTGGCATTTGGTTTGGGCTATGTAGTTGCAAGTATAAATTGGGAAACTAAGGAGTGGAAATAATGCCAGAATTTGATTTAGGATATTTTATTATAGGCTTGGTGATTGCACATATCATATACAAGTTAGAAGTTATTAGTGGAGACATTAAAGAGATTATAAATGATGATTGAGTATCAATGGTATATCATAGCAGCTTTAGTGCTAGGTGCGTATAAGGTTGGGATATGGGTTGGAGTTACAGTAACCACAAATGAAGTATTAGATATAATCAGTAAAGAAACAAAGAAGTAGTATAATATTAGCCGATTTAAGCATCGGTTTTTTATCGCACTAAATAACTATATTATGATTTGATTATATAAATAAACTATATAAAGTAAAGGTCAACATAGATACCTGCGATTATGCGAAATCTATTAAACATTAGGAGAAATAAATGAAAAATTTATTCGTAGCATTAACAGTGCTTTTAACAGTAACATCAGCAAGTGCATTCTTTGACAACGCAAACTTTAACCCTTGGGATAATGACAACAATAACCGTTGGACATTTAACAACTCTAATGGTAATGCTGACGACAACGGAATCTTTGCATACAATAGTTACGACTACTGGGATCCACGTTGGTACTCAACTGAGTTTACTAATATGGTAAATGAGATTGATGATGAGTCAAATGATCAGTATGCTTTAAACACATACAAGTTTCCAGCAGAAGTAAAATAACTATATACTAATATAGTAATAAAGAGGCTCCTTCGGGAGTCTTTTTAGGTATAGAGAATAATATAGGAGTACGATTAATGGTTATTAAAAAAGCACATACGTGGATGATGACTAATTGCCCACTACCAAAAGCAGTTCGTTGGGTTAAGAATTATGTTAAAAACATAGACAACGAGGAGAAGTAATATGGATATGGGATTGGTTTTAATAAATTTAATCATGGCAAGTGCTTTAGTATTTGCCATTTATATAACACAACAAGATAGAAATTATTTCTGTCAAAAAGTATGGAGTAAAGTATGGAACAAGTGAAGGGCATTTTAATTGCTATTACATTATGGACAGTTTTAATTATGATGGGTACTGCTAAGGCAGAATTGGTTACAATGGACATCGATAAGTGGAATGGACCATCAGGTACTTATGTATGTAAAGATGTAAAGACTTGTTGGTTGTTGTACAGAGCAGCAGAAGTTCGTGGTGATACTTATTACTGCAACTCGGCTATCATTAAACGTGATGGAAAGGTCGTTTGGTACAAGAACTTTTATAAATAGAATTATAAACTGAATGTTGTATGGCGATTCCATTAGGAGAAATATATGGAATTAGGCTATGCCTTAAATACATTGTACTTCCTTGTCTCTGCAGTCTTAGTGATGTGGATGGCAGCTGGTTTTACAATGTTGGAAGCAGGATCGGTTCGTTCGAAGAACGTAACAGAGATTCTTTTAAAAAATGTTGCACTTTATAGTGTGGCATCATTAACCTTCTTGTTTGTGGGTTATGAGTTAATGTACGGTGGATGGAATGCTCCAGAAGACCACGCATTAATGAGTGACTTTTTCTTTCAAGTAGTATTTGTAGCAACAGCTATGTCAGTGGTTTCTGGCGCTGTTGCTGAACGCAAGAAATTGTGGTCATTTTTAATCTTTGCTGGTATCTTTACAGCAGTGATTTATCCAATTCAAGGCTCGTGGTCTTGGGGTGGAGGATGGTTATCTGAAGTAGGGTTCTTTGACTTTGCAGGTTCAGGTATCGTTCATATGGCAGGTGCGGCGGCCGCTTTGGCCGCTGTACTATTAATCGGTCCACGTAAGGGTAAGTATGATAATAACGGAACCCCCGTTGCTATTCATGGCTCGAGTTCAACGCAAGTTGCTCTTGGAACACTTATTCTTTGGATGGGTTGGTTTGGTTTTAATGGTGGTTCACAGTTAAGTATTCTTGGAATCGACAACGCTAACGCAGTTGCTCAAATCTTTGTTAATACCAATACTGCAGCCGCTGCAGGTTTACTGAGTGCAATGGTGCTCTCAAAACTTTGGTTAAAGAAGACCGCTTTAAACGTGACACTAAATGGTGCGTTAGCTGGACTAGTAGTTATTACTGCTGATCCGTTCACGCCTTCACCTGAGATTGCTGCCTTATATGGTGCAATCGGTGGATTGATTGTTCCAATTTCAATGGCATTGCTTGAGAAATGGGGTATTGATGATCCAGTAGGTGCCATTTCTGTTCACGGTGTAGCAGGTATTGTGGGACTAATGTTGGTTCCAATTTTAAATATCGACGCTACGTTATACGGACAAGCTGTTGGTACTGGTGCAATCTTTGTGTTTGTGTTTGGTACATCAATGGTTGTTTGGTATCTACTCAAAATGACTATCGGTCTGCGAGTAGGAGAAGAGGAAGAACTTGTTGGTTCTGATATGTGGGAAACAGGCGAATCAGCCTATCCTGAATTCATGGACAAAAATAAGTAATACTTTAATCATCGTTATACAACATACCTAACCCTCTTAATTGAGGGTTTTTTCATATATAAATATTCGTAATGATTAAACTATACGAGTGATACTTATTATTGCAACTCGGCTATCATTAAACGTGATGGATGTATTGTTTGGTACAAGAACTTTTACAAATAGAGTTTTTAAATTGTATATATAAACTGAATGATTAATATAAATGATACACTTTTGTGTTATTTATGTTACAAGGGCTTAGATCTTCTCCCTTTTTTAATAGAAGACAAATATAGGAAATAAAAATGAATAAGAACTTAATCGCAGCAATCGCTGCTTTAACTACAACTGCCTCAATCGCATCAGTGTCTATTACTGGTGACTATGAAGGTATTGCACAAGACGGTAACCCAGGCGCTGCATCATACA